CATGGAAACCGAAGCGAACAATCTGCTGGACACGGCGGAACTCGCGCACGACGCCGCGCCCGAGCAGGCGCCGGAACCGAGCGAGCAGCCCGACACCGACCAACCCGAGGACGACGGCTCCGACCTGGATACCCAGGAGACGGACCCGGAGTTCGAGGAAGTCGAGTACGAGGGCAAGAAGTACGCGCTGCCGAAGGAACTGAAGGACGCGGTTCTGAGGCAGGCGGACTACACGCGAAAGACCCAGGAACTCGCGCAGCAGCGCGAACAATCCGAGGCGTCATTCGCGGCCGAGAAGGCTCGCATCGAAGCCGAAAGGGCGAACATCCAGTCGGTCGCGCGTGTGGTGGCGATTGACGAACGCTTGCAGCAGTACGCAGGCGTGGACTGGCAGGCGCTCAGTCAGTCCGACCCGGTGGCCGCGCAGCAGCAGTTCTTCACGTACCAGCAACTGAAGGACGCCCGCGCGCAGGTCATCGGACAGATCCAGCAGCACGAGTCGCAACGCGCACTGCGTGAGAGCGAGGCCACGGCCCGGTCCATGCAACAAGCGCAGGAAGTGCTCGGCCGCGAGATCAAGGGGTGGTCCCCCGCGCTCGCCAAGGAGTTACGCGGTATCGCGAAGGATCTCGGCGCTAGCGACGATGCCATCAACGGCATCCGCGAGCCATGGGTCGTTCGTGCGCTGCACGCTCAGAAAGTACTGCGCGAGATGACCGCCAAGGCGACCGCAAAGCCCGCGCCGCCGCCGCCCACGCCCGTCAAGACCATCACCGGGGGCACCGCGAAGGCGGCTGTCAACCCCGACAAGTTGAGCACTGACGAGTGGATGGAGTGGCGGAACAAGCAAGTGGCGAAGCGCCGCACCTGACGCAGTACATCGCAACCGAACGAGCCGCCTGCGGGCGGCTTTCGCATTTCTAGGAGCTATCGTGGCCAATACCCTGCTCACCCCCGACATGATCACGAAGGAAGCCCTTCGGATCCTCCATCAGAAGCTGACCTTCGTCGGCAACATCAACCGGGCCTATGACTCCTCGTTCGCCGAGGACGGCGCGAAGATCGGCTCGACCCTGCGCATCCGGCTGCCGAACGAGTTCACCGTCCGCACGGGCGCGTCGCTCTCGGCGCAGGACGTGACCGAGACGAACACCTCGCTCGTCGTGGACACGCAGAAGGGCGTCGACTTCACGTTCAGTTCCAAAGAACTGACGATGAGCATCGATGCGTTCTCGGCGCGGTACCTGGAGCCCGCGATGGCGGCGCTGGCGGCGAACGTCGAGTCGACCGTGTGGACGGACGCCTACAAGGCGGTCCCGAACGTGGTGGACAGCGACGCTGCGGCTATCGACTTCTACGATGTCATGTCGGCCCGCAAGGTGCTGAACGACTACCTCGCGCCGTATGACAACCGGTGCGTGCTGCTGTCGACCACGCACACCGCGAAGCTGGTGAACGACCTGAAAGGGCTGTTCCAGGACTCGCAGGCGATCAAGCAGCAGTACCGCGAGGGGATGATGGGACGGACCGGCGGCTTCGACTTCTACGAGTCGTCGCACGTCACCGAACACACCACCGGCACCGCCGCGAAGACGACCGGCTACCTGTCGAACGGTGCCACGCAGTCGGGCGCGACCATCACGGTCGACACCGGCACGACCACGTTCCTCGTCGGTGACGTGATCACCTTCGCGGGCGTGTACTCGGTGCACCCGGAGACGAAGGTCTCGACGGGCGTGCTGAAGCAGTTCGTCGTCACGGCGAACTCGGGATCTTCGGCGACCTCGCTGGCGATCAGCCCGACCATCGTGGCGACCGGCGCGAAGCAGAACGTCAGCAACACCGTCGCGGACAACTCGGCCGTCGTCAAGGTCGGGGCGGGCGCGTCGGAACTGCTGAACTCGTCGATGGCGTTCCACAAGGACTTCTGCACGTTCGCCACCGCCGACCTGGTGCTGCCGCGCGGCGTGGACATGGCCTCGCGCCAGGTCTACGACGGCATCTCGATGCGGATGGTGCGTCAGTACACCATCAGCGACGACCAGTTCCCCTGCCGCTTCGACGTGCTGTTCGGCAGCAAGGTGGTGCGTCCGCAACTCGCGGTGCGCATCCACGCTGACGCCTAACGGCTGACGCAACTCGCCCCCGGCGCTCACAAGGCGTCGGGGGCGTTTCACATGGAACACCCATGACGTACAGCGAGTTGCAGTCGGCCATCGCGGACTGGCTACAGCGTTCCGACCTAACGTCGATCATCCCGACGTGGATTCGGTTCGCGACCAGTGGCTTCAACCGCGACTTGCGCGTGCGTTACATGGAGTCGCGTGATTCTTCGTCGCTTACGGCCGAGTATTCGGCGCTGCCCGGCGACGTGCTGGAAGTCATTGCGGTATCCGACGACGACGGGAACCGACTGCGCTACCTGGACCGGCAGCAGTTCGCCGCGCTGGTCGAGGACGGCGCGCAGCCGAGCCCTGCGGTGTTCACCGTCGAGGACTGGCAACTGCGGGTGCTGCCCGCGCCGAGCGTGTCCGATCCGCTCGACGTGACGATCCTGTACTACGAGCAGATTCCGGCGCTGGTTGCAGCGGCCGACACGAATTGGCTGCTCACCGACTACCCGGACCTGTACCTGTACGGCTCGCTGATTCACGCGCGGGCATGGTTGCACGACGACCAGCGGCTGGTTCTGGTCAAGCAGATGTACGACTCGGCGCTCGCCGAGTTGAAGCGCCACAAGTGGGCCGCTACCGGCATTGCGACGGTGATGCAGACCGACGTGCCGTCCCAACACTCCTCATTCGACATCACGCGGGGCTACTGATGGCCGTCCTGTACTCGGTCGCTGCGCAGAACGCCGCGATCACTGCCGCCAACGCAGCCGCCGACGGCAGCAAGCGCGCGGCGTTCCTGTCGTCGTGGCAGTCGTCGCTCGGCACCGCGCCGAGGCTCAAGCTCTACCGATCGTCGGTGCTGATGTGGGAGGCGTCGACGACGGGCCTGCTGCCGATCAGTGGGACCGCGTTCGTCATCACGACCGCGACGCAGGTATCGATCGCGACCGGCGACATCGACACCGGGTCGTGGGAGTTCCGCGTCGAGAAGAACGGCGACTCGACGGTCTACCTTGGCGCGACCGTGACGCGGACTGGCGCGACTGACGTGCTGGAACTGGACGACGACACCGCGTCGGCGGGCACCGTGACGCTCGGCACCATCACGTTCAACGCGCCGCAACTGGACTCGCTGTCGATCACCGAGGTACAGAAGTCGAGCGTGCAGACGGGCAGCAACGTCTCGACGCTGACTGTCGCGCTACCGGGCGCGGCGACGGCGCTCAACAAGATCGTCGTCCCGATCGCCTACTACGACGGGTTCCGCTCGTGGACCGACCCGGACGATGCGACGGTGACGTTGTGGCTGGACCCGTCGGACTTCTCGACGATGTGGACCGCGACGGGCGGCACTGGCGCGATCACCGCAGCCGGCCAACTCGTCAAGAGGATCGACAACAAGGGCAGCGCGGGCGGGTACTTCACGAACGCGACCGGCTGGTACCTGCGCCAAAGCACGACTTCGGGCTACTACCTGGAAGCCGACGGCGCTACCGAGTTCGTGTCGTCTGGCGCCGCGTCGGCGTTCATCGCGGCGGGCGCGGGCGAGGTGATCGTCGCGTGCAGGCCGGACTCGAGCAGCGATCCGGGCAATACCGACTACTGGTATGCGCCGAGCATCTGGCAGGCCGACGACGGCGAGGCGGGCGTCTCGTTCTTCTCGTCCACGTCGGCGCGTGCGTTCAACCAGGACGGCACGCAGGACGCGGTGACGCTGACGCACGTGCAGGGCACCGACCAGTTGTTCACGTGGCGGCACACCGGCGGCAACATCGCGGCGGTCGTCGGGTTCGGCGCGCCGGCCGGCAGCACCGCGAGCGGGAACACAACGTCGCTCACGAACGGGTTCACGATCGGCAACGCTTACCACGGTTCGTACCCGAATTTCACCGGGCGTTTCTACGGGATCGTGGCGCGCGACACCGCGTTCACGTCCGACGAGCGCGACCGGCTGCAATGGTATCTGCACCGCAAGATGATCCCGGTGACCGCGACCGGGGCGAGCGTCCCGGTGGTGACGGACAACATCGGGAACACCTACGAGCGTGTGGTGGGCGCGGTCGACGCCGCGTCGAAGATCTGGACGGGCGTCGCGGTGTGCCATAGCGCCAAGACGTCCGCGACCACGCCGACGCTGACGATCACGATGCCGGCGGCGGCGGGGTATTTCGCAGCGGCGCAGGCGATCGAGTTCAACGGGCTGATGGGCTCCGACTCGGTGGACGTGTCGGCGACCGGCACGAACAACGGCAGCACCGGCTCGCTCAACGTGCTGACGGCTGCGACGGCGCAGGCCAACGCGCTGTCGTTCGCGGTCTACGGGCTGTACAACGGCGACACGGCGGCGAACATGACCGCGCCGACGGGCTACACGCAGACGGGCGTGACGCAGAACGCCACGTCGCCTGTCGCGATGATCGGCGCGTACAAGTCGCTGACGGCGACCGGCGCGCAGTCGGTGACGGGCACGTGGGACAGCGGTTCGTCGGGCGGCGCGGTCGGCGCGGTGGTCGTGTTCAAGGCCGGGACGAACACCGATACGCCGGACGTTGGCGGCGGTGGCGGGAGCGGTTCGAGCTCGACGGTGAACACCGCCTACTTGCAGAACGAGATGAGCGCCAACCACACGTTCATCATGAACGGGGTTCCGGCCGATTGGTCGTGGGGCACCGGCCCGCGCATCGGCGTGGGTGCCAATCCGACGTTCGGGACGGTGGCGCCGGCTGCGGTGCCGTGGTTCCACTTTGCGACCGAGACTGGCGTCACGACCGGCACGCACAACTATCGGATTGCGGTGCTGGCGATCTACCACGACGAGAAGCGCGGCGGGACGTGGACGAACGTCAGCACGACGACCGACCCGGCCGACATCGACGGATCGCTCTACACCGACTACCAGACGAATGCGAGCGCGCCGGCCGACAAGCGCACCAGCAACGGCTACCTGGAGGTGAAACTGCCCAACGCGGGCGGCACCTTCCACGGTTTCCCGTCCGCGCGCACCGTGATCCCGGCGAGCGGCTCGACGCACCGCGCGGTGTGCATCAAGGCGCAACTGACGCTGGACGATTCGGGTGGCACCGACGACCGCGCGAGCGCCGAGGTGGTGATGGTCGCGGGGCTGGACTTCTGGCGCTCGCTCACGCAGGGGTGGGACCCCGGCGTGTACTCGAACGACGATGCGTTCATCGGGCGCGGGACGATTCCGTCGATCACGTCCACGCCGTCGCTGCACTTCGGGCACACGATGGGCACGAACGCGACCGACATCAACGAGTACATCACATTCCTGACGGACAGCGGGCGGATCAGCTGACATGGCGAATTTGTCAGGCACCGCGACCCTGTACGGGTCGGCGGCGGTCCCGACGCTCTCGGGCACCGTCGAACTGTCGGACGCCGAGCCGCCGCTCGGGGGCACCGCGCCGACGGTGACGACGACGACGCTCGCCAATGCGTCGCAGAACGTCGCGGCGTCCTACACGCTCGCGGCGACCGGCACCGCGCCGATCACCTGGTCGACCGTCTCGGGCTCGCTGCCCGCCGGGCTGACGCTCAACGCCAGCACGGGCGGCATCTCGGGCACGCCGACCGGCTACGGCGCATCGTCGTTCACGGTGCGCGCGACGAACAGCGCCGGCACCGACGACCAGGAACTGACGTTGATGGTGAACGAGGCCGGCACGGTGCCGGTGATCGCCACGCCGTCGCTTGCGACCGGCGAGGTCGGCACGGCCTACTCGGGCACGGTGAGCGCGACTGGGACGGCGCCCATCACGTGGAGCGTGATCAGCGGCGCGCTGCCGGACGGGCTGGCGCTGAATGCGAGCAGCGGCGCGATCACGGGCACGCCGACGACGGCACAACTGCGCTCGTTCACGCTGCGGGCGACGAACGCTGCGGGCTCCGACGACTACGCGGCGACGATGATGGTGGTGGGCAGCGACGGCGGCTGGACGCGAATCCCGCGCGACGTTGAAGTGTGGGTGAGGGTGCCTCGTGACGCCTAATGTGCCTCTGCTGTCGTGGACGCCGGACGCTGACCCGACGATCCCCGGCGTGATGGTCGACGTGGAGAACATGCTCCCGACCACGCGCGGGTATGCGCCTGACTACGAACTGACCGACGCCGGCTATGCGGCCGGCACGCTGCCGTCGCGGTGCTACGGGGCCGGTTACGTCCAGTTTGCGCTATCGACCCCGGTGACGTTCGTGGGCACCGATTCCGCTGTCTACGTTGCGTGGGGCGGGACGTTCATCGACCTGTCCCGCGCGACGCCATACACGACGATCAGTTTCCCATACGAGGGATGGCGGTTCGCCGCGTTTGGTGATGTGGCGCTTTGCGTCAGCCTGCAAAACCAGTTGCAGGAAACATCGGACCCGCACGGCGGGACGGACTTTACAAACGTGTCGGGCGCACCGGCAGGCGGCACGATGTGCGTGCAGTCCGGCTTCGTCATGCTCGGAAACTTCTTCGGCGGATCGTGGCCCTATGGCGACGGGTGGTGGTGTTGCGCGCTGGACGACCATACCGACTGGACGCCGGACGTTGCGACGCAGTGCGTGCAGGGGCGCCTATTGCAGACACCGGGCGGGATCCTGCGGATGGTGCCGTACCGGAACAACATCATTGCTTTTAAGCAAGGCTCGATGCTGCGCGGGACGTACATCGGCGCGCCCTACGTCTGGCGGTGGGACGTGGTGTCGACGGGCGTCGGACTCGCCGGGCATGACTCGGTGTGCGAAGCCGAGGGCGTGCTGTACTGGTTGAGCTATGACGGGTTCTATCGGTTCGCGGGCGGCGCACCGGAGAAGATCGCGTTCGCACCGTGGCGATGGTTTCAATCCGACGTCTACAACGCGCTCAATCTGAGCAATGTGCAATGCCATTGGGATCCTGCGCGGCGCGTCGTGCGGTGGTACTACATGAACGACATCACCGCGACGCTCAATGCTGGCATCGCGTACCACCCCGATACGAATAGATGGGGGAAGTTCGCGCAAACCATCGAATGGGCAACTAACAGTCACTATGAAAGTTGCGGACTCGCTACGGCGGGGGAGACTGCGAATAGTGTCGTCAACGCCGCAGTCGTCGTGGACAGCGACCACGCGCTGCAATGCTATGCCGGGACGGTAGCCGACTCGTCGTTCACGACCGGCGACATCGGCGACGACGACGCGGTAACCGGCAACTTCAAGGCGCGCGTGCGGTACGTCCAGGCGCCCACCACGTCGTCGGCGACGCACTATCACCGGATGGTGCTGTCCGACGCGCTGACGACCGGCACGACGACCACGCGCAGCGACGGCAAGTACGACGTGGCGCACGCCGCGCGCTGGCACCGACTGAAGTTCGAGCAAACCGGCATGGCCGAGCCGATCGGGTTCTCGACCGACATCAAGCCGGCGGGGCGGCGATGAGCATCGAGGGCCGCATCCCGGACGAGTCGCCGGAGCTCCAACAGGTGCTGCGCGAGATGAACGAGCCGATTCAGGTGATCACCGGGCGGATCTTCGTCGGCACCGGGACGCCCGAGGCAGTGATCGCTGCCGACAAGGGCGCTATCTTCCTGCGCACCGACGGCGGGGCAAGCACGACGTTGTACGTGAAGACCGCAGACGCGGGGCTCAAGACTGGCTGGACGGCGAAATGACCTACGACGAACTGATCGCGCAGTACCTCGCGGCGGGCGGCATGCTGCCCGGCATGCAGGGCGAGGGGAACATCTTCCGCGCTCCGGTGGTGACGCTGCCCGACGGCCGGCAGGCGACGATGGGCGACACCGGCCAACTGAGCATCTACGACAACATGGTGGCCGGCACCGGCAGCTCGGGCGGCGGGCGCGACGTGAGCGTCTACGACCCCGGCGGCGGGCAGAGCATCGCGCCCTACTGGCAGGCGAACGGCGAGGGGGACAACTGGCAGCGTTCGCTGCTCGGCGCGCTCGCGGTGGGCGTCGGCGGGCCTGCGCTCGGCGCGGCTGGCAATGCGCTGCTCGGCGCGTCGGCGGCGCCTGCTGCGGCCGCGGCGGCTCCCGTGGCGGCGGCGCCCGCTGCGGCGGCTTCTACGGCCCCTGCGGCGGCTGGCGTGGCCGGTGGGGCTACCGCCGCGCCCGTCGCGGCCACCACGGGGGCGCTAGGCGGCGCTGGCGCGGCTCTCGGCGGCATCGGCTCCTCGCTCGCGTCCAACCCCGCGCTCGTCGGCGCGGCGCTCGGCGGGCTGGCTGGCGCGTCCAGTGGGGGGGACGCGACCACCACCGCATCGCGCGACTTGCCGGCGTGGCTGCAACCCTACGCGCAGTCCTACCTCGGCCGCGCGGACGCGCTGTCGCAGCGGCCATTCGAGGCGTATGCCGGCCAGCGTGTCGCCAACCTGTCGCCCGACCAGCAAACGGCGATGACGCAGGTGCGCGACCTGGCGACCGTCGGCAACCCGCTTGTCAACCAGGCGCAGGGCCAGCAGGCGAACGTGATCGGCGGCGGGATGCTGACCGCCAACCCGTACATCGACCAGGTTGCGAAGAACGTCGGCGACCGGATGGGCGAGGCGTATGCGACCGGCACGCGGGCGAACCTCGCGTCGGGCGCCAACATGGCCGGCGGTGGCGGGCAGCGGTACAACTCGGCCGCGCAGCAGGTGATGGGCAACGCCGACCGCGCGTTTGGCGACTCGCTCGGCTCCACCATGTCGAACCTGTACATGGGCAACTACCAGTCCGAGCGCGCGGCGCAGGACGCGGCGTCGCGGGGTTCGCTCAACTTCGGCAACTTCGGGCGGCAGAACACCGAAGGGTTGCTGAACGTCGGCGGGCTCGCGCAGGGCACGACGCAGAACATCCTCAACGCGAACTACGACGAGTGGCAGCAGCGGCAGGGCTGGCCGATGCAGAACCTCGGCATCCTGGGCGGCGCGATCAATCCCGGATTCGGGCAGACGACGACGCAGACCGACCCCGGCGCGAGTACGTGGGAGCGGGTACTCGGCGGCGCGCTCGGCGGCGCTGGCATCGCGCGCTCGCTCTATGGCGGGCAGAGCAATTCGCTCTACGGGACCGGCGGGCAATCGCAGGGGTGGACGCCGCAACAACTGAACCTCAACAACGGTAGCTATTGGGGTGGCTGGTAATGGGACTCCTTGATCCGCAAATCGACCCGCTATCGCTCGGCCTGCTGCAAGCCTCGGCGGGGCTGCTCGCGCCGCGCAGGCAGGGTGGCGGCATTGCGGGCGGCATCGCCGGGTTCGGGCGCGGGCTGCTTGAGGGCGAGGAACTGCTGCGCGCTCGGGCGGCGCAGGCGAACCGCGACCGGCTGACGAACGCGCAGATTGCCAACTTCGAGTCGGACGCCGACTACCGAAAAGGACTGCTGGCCGAGAGGCAAGCTGCCGCGCAGCGGCAGGCGCAGTCCGACGCGGCGGCGCAAGAGCAGGCGATGGCGCAACTTGCGGCGCGGTCGGAGTTCGCGGACGCCTACCAGCGTGCCGGCGGGCAATGGTCGCCGACGCTCGCCATGCTCGGGATGCGCGCCGGCATCAAGGGCGAAGACCTGGAGCGGCTCGCAAAAGGCCAGAACCTCGGGCGCGAGAAGCTGACGTGGCAGAACGGGCTCGGGCTCGACCCGTTCACCGGGCAACCGCGCGCGACCGCGCCGGACGTGAACCAGCCATTTTTCCCGACGCTGGTCGACGGCCGAGTGGGTGCCGCGCCGAATTCTGCGGTGCAGAACTTCGAGATCGGGAAAGCGAAGGCGGGCGCGACGAACGTAAGCACGGTATTCCCGAAGCAGATGGCGGCGGTCGACGCCAAAATCGCTGAAGGCGACATGGGGAAATGGGAGTCGGCGCGTGCGGCGCGAAATTCTCTGCGCTCGCTGATGGAGTCCAGCCCCGGCGCGCTTCAAGGCCCGGCCGCCAATTTGGCCGTCACCGGCATTGACTTCATGTCGTCGCTTGGCATCGCCGGCCCGGAACTGGAAAAGCTGTCCGCGAACACCGCCGGGTTCAATTCTCAGGCGACCGAGCTGATCCTCGCCAACATCAAGAAACTTGGCGCAAACCCGTCGAACGCCGACCTGAACGAGATCAAGAAGCTAGTCCCGCAGGTTACGCAGTCGAAGGCGGCGCGCGACAAAGTTGCGCAGATCATGCTCAAGTACACGAACCGCGCGGAACTCGACGCGAAGCACCGGTTCAACTACATCCAGTCGAAGCAGGGCAGCGCCGGGTGGTCGCCGCTGAAAGTGAACGACATGCCAGACGACCCGAAGAAACTGATGCCGGGTGCGCTTTACCAGCATCCGGGGACGCAGGCGATTGCGGTCTATCGTGGTAATGGCGAATTTGAGACTGTGGCCGGAGACGACTGATGGCCGGGTTCACTTGGGACGATGTGAAGGCTGCGCGGGCTGCGCAGCAGGCGTCGGAACTGCGCGAGGGGCCGCCCGCGACGTACAAGGTTCCGGGGCGCGAATGGAAAGACCCCGGCATCGGCGGCGCAATCGTCCAGGGCGTCGACCGATTCGCGCGGAACCTGTCAGACGGTATCGTGCAGACCGTCGCGAGCGCCCGAGGTGACGATGCCGTGCTGCGCGGGCTGAAAGGGCTGCGCGAACCCGAGGACGCATTCTACAAACAGACGCAGGAATCGCACCCGTTCGCGAGCGGACTCGGCGAGGGGTTGCCGTATGC